ATGTAAAGTGGTAAGCCACTAGCTTTAGTTGTTCTAAGCCGTGACCTCATATAATTCCAAGGATATGGGGTAGGCCACTGTGTAAGTTCGTCAAAGCCAATCCAGTTAAAGGCCTGACCTTGGTATCTCATAACATCATCGTCACGGTCTAGGTAAGACATCCAGAGAGTTGCACCACTAGGGGCTACCCAAGTCTTATCTCGTTCCATAAACTTAATTCCAGGAATAGCTTTAGGGTAAAGCTGTTTAGATACTGAAATAAGTTCTCTAAGTTCTTCTGTACTTCTACGTACTAAAAGCATCCTAGCATTAGGATTACCTAGATAACGAACAGGATCAGCAACCATAGCATAAGACTTGCCTCCACCAGCTGATCCTCCATATAACACTTCTTGCTCTGTAGAAGCAAGAAAGTCTGTCTGTGGCCCCTCATTGGGTTCAAAGATAACTTCACGAGCTATCTCTTCATAGTCTAGAGCTTCAGGCTTCGGCTGGGCTGGACTCTTCTCTACCACCACGGATTTGGGCTTCGATTTTTTCCGCTTTGTCGAGCGCCTCTTTGTATCGCTCGGCAAGGTAGCGTTGGTTTGCAGCTTCTCTCTTACGCTTCTGCTCAAGTCTAACTCTCTTGTATAGTCCTACATGTGATATATGTCGACCTGATTGATCACTTAACCAGTTGGCTACATCACGATAACTGTACTGCTTTAGGTGTTTCTTTGCTTGTTCGTACAGTTCTAATTCTTCTGGAATAGGTATAAGAATATCTTTGTCATCTGGATCTTGTAAGTACCCAAATGGTACTTGTCTACCTACTCTTACTACTGGATGCCAAACATAGCCACTTTCGGTTTTGTCAGGCTTTGGAAGTTTCCAAGTTTTATCAAGCTTCATTTTCTTTAGGTGGTAAAATAAATAATGGGTTTTCTGATTTGACTTCTACCTTGTCGGTCTTTACAAAACCAGCACGGTCTAAGAAATCTTTAGCAGCAGCCATCTTCTCTTTATTCCCTAAGTCTGTTGGGTTAGTCATAACATTCATCAAGGACCAAACAGCACGAGGGCCATTGGTAGCAATAAAGTCACGGGTACGATTAGCTATTTCATCTTTTAAAGGAGCCATAACTCTCGTTGATGACTCCCCTTGTGCATAACCTGCAATCTTAAGTGCTCGTACTGGATCACCTTCGGCTTCACCAAATAACGCATCAAGAAACTTTTGTTGCTTTTCCGTCATGTAATTTTCCTATGCGGTTTTACTTTGGCTCTAACTTTTTTAGGTTGAGCCACAAACTGCTTACCCGCCTTAGTGCCTTTTCGTTTTGCTCGTGTTGTAGCGGCATACTCAGAAGAACTAAGAGACTTAATAGCCTTCTCAGGTAGATACCTTTCGCCTGTAGCCTTTGGACCTTGCGTTGATGGTTTACCACTCTTGGTTCTCCATTTCTGCTTAGTCCAAGACTTCAGACTTTTTTGTGACTTAGAAAGGGCCATTACTTATAACCCCCGCCCTTTGCTTTGTATTGTTTTGCAACCATTTGGGCCTTCCTAGCTGACCACTGTCCAGGCTTTCCACCCTTGCTGCCAGCTTTAACGGATGCAACAAGGCGCTTACGCATACTAGGCTTAGTATAATTACCCGCTGCATTTACCGTAGACTTTTTGGTAGACTTCACCACGACTTATCCCCATGTCACGCAGATCTTTATCAGACAAATTCATAAGTACCCAATAATCTGCTCTTCGTTGTTGGTTCTCTTGGAATCGTTTTAATAAACGTTTAAACATTGCACTACTCCTTTTATCTTGTGCAGGAGTAGTTTTACATATTTAGTTATATCATACTATAGATAATATTGCAACCCCGTTATGCGCTATATGCGATTCGGGTTATAATGTTCTTCACCTGAAGCTATAATCTCAAGAGCACCACCACCACCAAAAGCTACAACTTTATCTCCAGCATGAAGATATATTCTGTCTGATGTAACTAAGTTATATACATCATTACCTGCTATAGACTTATTATCAAGAAGGTGATGGTAAGTAGTATCTACTGCAGTATATACTTGTACAGTTACATTAATAGTAGAACTACCCCCATTACTTACATGCATAAAAGTAACTACACAATCGTGATTAGGTGGCACAGTGTATATAACATCTGCACTAGCACCACCAGAACTAGCAGTAATTGTAGAACTTTTAAAAAAAGTATTATAAGGAAGTGCTACCATTTACTTAAAAACTTTTACCATCTTTAAACTTAGCATCTCTTAATTTACTAGCCATTGCTGCAACCCTAGTAGCTGGTAAACCTAAAGCCCTTCTTTCTGATTTAGTCATACTTTCCCATTTACTACGAGGTATTTTTTTCATAATTTCTGCACCCCTTAACCTAGAAGGAGACTTAGGATCAGTTTGTCTTTGTAGAGTTTCTTTTTCTCCATCACCACGACCACCCCCAGTTGATTTAGGGGGAAGAGTTTCAGTTTTAACAGGATCTCTTTTCCTAAGTGTGGGAGCACCTTTAGGTTGCTTAGGGCGTGTTGCTCTTGGATCTTTAGGTTTAGCTTTAGGTCTAATTGGTTTCTTTAGATCTTCTGCATATACAGCAGCCATTACTTTACCATCCTTATTAGTGTAGTAAAGTGACCCAGCCTTCTTAGCAGCAGCAATACTTTTGTATTTACCAGCATTCTTTTTAGCTTGGGCAGCAGTCATACCTTTTTCTTTTAGTTTATTGTTTAAGTATGTTCGTAGTGATACAGCCATATTACTTCTCCTACTTGTAAGTATTTTTAGGGTTAGCAATACCAGTATTCATAGTACCAGTAGACTTAACCATACCACCTTGGTTGTACATAGCTACCTTACCACCTTTGGCGTAAGCTTTCTTTTTCATCATAGCCCCACCTTTAGCATAACCTTTTTTCTTCATCATGCCACCTTTATTCATTTTACCTTTACCATCAGCAGCATAAAAAGGAACAGTATCACCTGCTTTATTTTTAACCATTTTAAGACCGCCTTGGGCATATCCTTTTTTCTTCATCATAGCTCCACCTTTAGCCATTCCTTTTTTCTTCTTGTTACCATGCATTGCCATATTATTGATCCTCATCATTATATAAATTGTTGAACACTCGTTGCGTATCCCATACGTAGTCTACGTTTTCTTTCGAGTTGTATGTATGTTGATTAGGTTTAAAGTCAGGAGCACCTTCTCCTACCTCAAACCATGCTGGATGAGTTACTCTCACTCTGTTATTGGGCAACGCAACAATGTTACCAGTATATTTACCTGCATCTAACAACTCTAATACGTGAGACTGTTTATGTTGTGCAGGATCATCCGCTACTTCACTATCTGTATAGTCTACAGTAAAGTAATACTTAGCTGGATAAAATTCTCCATCTATCTTTGCTATCCAAGGCGCTGGGCTTGCACGTTCTAGCTTGTACACACTATGTGTATGCGACATACAATCCCAAGGTTGAGCTAAGTACGGAGGTAATTCTTCAGGCCATTCAGCCAAAGGGGTATCCGCAACCAACGCAGTAAGTGGCATCCTAGCCCACATCGCTCCACCGTGGATATTTTCTGATTCATCAAAGTCTGACTCGCATCCTGTGAAGATAACTTGAAAGCTGAGTGTTCTATTGGGGAGCGTAGTAACACCGATGACCATACAGTGAAGAAACTCTCCATGATATTCCTCTAGGTTTTTTGTGTACTCTCTACGTACCCATGCTTTAAAATAAGGTATGCTACTTGTTAGATACGGCATTATGTTTCCTTCGCAAGTCTGCCTTAGCTGCCTTAAATAAATTAGCTATTGCAGTTTTCTTCATAACTTTAGCACGTTGTTCTGCTACTGTCAAGATTTGTATTTTTCTTGCGTAGGGTTTCTTTAGTCTTTTTACTTTAGCTATTGTAGCTTTTGCATCATCCATAGTAGCAAATTTAATTGATACTGTATCTTTAGGATTCTCATCTGTATATAACCTACGGCCTGAACCTTTAGGTTTTTTACCAGTACCTACTTTAGGATCTTTCTTTTTCATGCCACAATAAAGTCTACTATTTGTCCAGTAGGTGTACGTAATTTATTTGGATTAGGATTATAAACATACATTTGATTTACTAGTTTTAAATCCTCTACTGGTGTATCAGGTGTAATCTTATTAGGTTGTTCTGGTTTATACTCTTCGTTATTCCTACTAGATCTATCCTTATCAGCCTTTTCAAAAATAATATTGTCATGAGTTTGAAATGGCATACTAGGTAAAGGTAGGTGGGATATTAATGTCACCACTTCACCTTGTCGGCCCAGTAAGCTGCAGACATCTTACCCTTCTTAATATTCTTAGAATGACGAGCCTTAAAGCTTGCACGTTTCTTCTTTATCTTATCTGATTCACCAGCTTTAGGTTTACCTGCGGTAGAAGCTCCCTGTTCTCCGAAGCGAATAACTTTGTATACTCTGCCATCCGAAGCCATGACAACATGAGACTTACTAGGGTGGTCAGGAGTACGTTTAGGTTTGTTTACACCTTTAAGTCCAAGACGCTTTATAGTAGATTTAACTCGTTCAGGTACACTCATTAGATCATACTCAATGCTTGATCTAGGGTTTCTTTATTACGACGAGTCCAACCACGACCAAAATGTTCAAAGGTACGTAAAGACTCATAGAACTTCTGACGTTGACTAAAAACACTCTCAATAATCATTTGAGGCTCATGATTCATAATAGCTTGCAAAGTCATAGGCCCAATAGCCCCATCTACTGTAGCACCAACTGCACGTTGTATAGCTTTAGCTGGCCTACCACTGCCAGAATTAACTGCCCAATCAAATGCACACCAGTCAACACCACTAGGAAGATCATCACCACGTACCTTATCCCAATAATTCTTTTTGTAAATAGGTGCTACATCGTCAGGCTTTAGATCCATCATCTCTGATTTAGTAGACTCACGTCCAATCCACTTGTCATATACAGCCTTAGTCACCCCAAGGTTAGTCATGCCACCAGGATCTTGGGGGTGATTCACAAAGCCCCCCTCGTGGTGTAGCAACATCTCTAAACATTTCTGAAAGTTCTTATGCATTATTTTTTCCCAAAGAATCTAGTAGCTGATCTTACTCCAAAGCTGGCAGCTACAATTACACCAAGAGTATACTGGTACCAATCAGGCATAGACTCCAGTGCTACAAAACCATTAGCTACAATATCTCTACCCCAATCACCAGTAAATACTAGAATTAATGGAATAGAAAAAAGGATAGTTAGCCATTCGTCTTTCCACGAAGATTGGCTACCTTGAGCCATAATCTTTTCCCAATCTGCCTCACTGGTTGCACGAGACAGCATAATCTGCGCTTCAGCTTCAGCTTTGGCAACTTTAGCTTTAGTTTCTGCAGCTTTAGTTTCAACTTTTCCATTAAGCCATGTTCCTGCTAAACTAGTTATTGGTCCTATAAGTGCCTGTATCATTTTTCATGTCCTAACCAAACAGCAAAAGCTCCAGTCATGGCACCAGTAACTGTAGCAGTAAGTGCAGTAGCTTGTGAAGTCATATCAGCAGAAGATAAAGACATAAACCAAAAAAGAACCTCGATATACATCCAAGTCATTACTAACATCATCAGCCTTGGCATGATCTTCCAAGCCAGAATACGTTCCATTGCTACAGTCATTCCCAATTTCTCTTTTTTTTAGGTTCAAACACATCTGAAGCCTTAAGATGCCCCTCTAAGTACATAGCTCTTTCAACTCTATCTAGGGAATACTTAACGCCTGTGTCTTCTAATATTTTATTTCTGATATAGAACACATCTGATCTTGGGATGTGGACTCTACGCATTTTTCCTTCGTCTTCTGAAGCTAGTGCGTAATAAAATTCTTCTAGTACATTATCGCTTATGTACATTTTTGACTTTGACATGGCTAGTTATACCTAAATTAATGCTGAGTGTCAAGTACTTTAAGTTGGGACGACAAAAAAACTTGAGTACGCACTTAAAGTTCCTACTTAAAGTCTTCTAATAACTATTAATATTAGAGATAGAGGACTTAAGTGTACTTAAAGTTCCTACTTAAAGTAGTCTTTAAGTATATTTAACTTAATAATAATAGTTGATAATAGACTTAAAGGTACTCTAAGTAATACTTTATGTACATGTTATACTACTTCATGCTCATCTGTCAAGTAGGAACTTAAACTTTTATCTCCTTTTCGTTGATAAATGAAGTATGAGCATAAAGGCGCCGAGGTAACACCCCTAGTTTACCTCAGATGCCTCTGAGAGGCGATATAAGGCTGTTCAGGGTGGGGGTAAAGAAGTTAATAGGGGTTAGGCTACCAGAGAAGTTTAGGCTATTCCTGCGAGCTTACACAGCTTGTTTACATTTTGGTCAACAATATTTACCAATTATGTTGATATTAAAAGGAATTAAAGGGGTTTAAGAAAATATTAAGATAAATTTAATGTATTTACATTGTGGTTAACAAGCTAAAAATACCCCCCGCTGTCATTATGGGTGTATATAGACGTAGTACCCCCCAGTGGCCCATGCCCGTACCCCTTTGGATAGGGTCAGATATCCGAAAGTATAGACATTATACTCTTTCTGATAGCTAAATACCTGAAATAATTACATTTTATATACAATAGAGTATTCTTTATACCCGAAAGGATAGCCGAAGATATACGATTTTGTGATCACATATCTGTTCGGGTAGATCATACACACTTTTAGATTACTCTTTATAGATAGCCGCAGTTTAATATCCTTCTGTATAGCTTCCACTATCCTTTTGTATACACCCTATCCCCCAATCGTATAGTCCTATCCTTTAGTATAGTTTAATGTTAAACCATGAAGTAGTTTAATGTTAAACTATCTCTTGTTCTATCTTTGTTCTTATTGAGAACAGACATGGAACAAAGCATAAACGAATCACTAACATTTCAACTCATATTTTACCAAATGGTCAAAAAATATTACTATCTCTAATTGATTTAAAACCTAATCAGCTCGCTTTATGGTTGTAAACCTATCCTTATTTCCCACTGAAACCAATACTTTCGGATATACAATTACCTATTTGTGCCATGTTTTCTTTGGTCTCATATGATATTGATTAGGGGCGACCCGTCATTAGTCGGAACGACCAGCCCTTAGCGGTAACCGCAAACGCTATTTGAAATTTTCTGAACCACCTGCAGTGACTGGCCCAGTCAGTCATATAGCTGCAAACCTATAAGCCTAGTTGCTGGTTGAATAGGTGGTGGTTTTGATCCATACGGTAAAGCAACTATCGGCCTGACAAACCGATATTACCAAGATCCTAAACTATTCGTTTACGGTATAGCTCAATCATCCCTAGTAATGGGAATATGTTTGCGTGTTTCCATATAGGAAAAGCCCAAATCAAGAGCAATCGGAATTGAGATGCCAACTATTAACGGTGGTTTTATAAGGCAAGGGTGAAGGGTAACGGGTGGCAAATGCAAAACCCGACAAAAAGTAATGATGCCAAAAGGCAATGCGGTATAAAATCACGGTT